ATACATAAGCGAGTACCTAATCGCATCAATGTAGTGATTGAACTTATCTACTGGTCTTTGGTTTCTTTCGTGCCAAACATAATTGTTTATCTCCCTTATAATACCATCAGACTCCCTATCCACTACTATCTGATAGTCTTGCATTAGGGCAATCCCTGAGAGGATTGACCCCTTCTTCTTTATAGTAGGCTTTATATTTAATCCCATATTCTTTAGCTCTGATATAAGTCTTGGTTCTGCTGAATCACAAATAATTAAATCTGTGCCACATTCAGTCTTATTTCTGTAGGCTATGTCAGAAGTGGATAAATTGGTTTTTCCATAAATTTGCTTTACATAAACGCTTCTTGTGTCCTTATCTACAGCTACCTTTACTAAACTCGTTATATCCGTAGAGAACCCAAAATCCTGTCCATAGCACATTAAATCTGTCTGTACAAAGTGTCCTACCTTCCAATTAGTTATTATAGTACCCTCTGCTTTGTTTAACCAACCACCAAGTATCTGATGCTCGAACTTAACTATATCACGCCTTTTAAGGTCGTATAACTGCTCTAAATAACTTTTTGATAAGTTAGCTCTATTATCCTCAAAAGTGGTGTGTATGTACGTTACATCGTTGTTAGTGCCATTTGTACCAGCTTTTACATTGGGATACATAAAGAACCTTTGATATATCCAATGCTCCTTTGTAGTAGGGTTTAAGATTAGTATTACCCTATTATCTTTTACCTTAGAACGTATAGAGAAATCTATCTTACTGAAAGTATCTTCATCCACAAGCTCTTCAGCCTCATCCAATACAAACGCTGTAACACCACTAAGAGACTTCAAGGCGGCTGTTTGGTTACCAGATGATGTTCTGATACCTTTAAATATTATAGAGCTTCCTGTGGTTAGATTTATGATTTCATCCTTTGTGATTCTGAAATCATTCTCTACCCCCATTAGCTCAATCTTTTCAATGAACTCTGGAATAATAGATGCAGCGGCTGAGGTCAATGTAAAACGAGTAAACAATACCTTGTGTCCAGATTCGTATGTTAAGTTAAGTAAGAATACGTTTACACCAAATGATTTACCAGAACCACGACCTCCTGTAACAACAAAATACCTCGATTTATCTGTAAAAAGAGGTATATACTTATCATTTAATTGTATTGAGTTTTTCATTCTTCTTCAGATATATCTATTGTGTTTTCAATCTGTGGAGTTTGATTATTCATTACAAAGTTTATAGTAGGTGCTGTCCTTGTCTTTCTGCTACTATCTGCATTTATGCTCTCTGATGGCTTACCATAAGCATACTCCATAAGTAACTTCATTTGATTGAAGTTAGTCTTAGCAAGTTCTGCCATATGTTTAAATGCTTCCTTCTCGCTACCAAAGACCTCTTTCATAGCCGATACAGCATAAGAGGCTATCCTATCCTTTTTAGCCTTTGTAGTCCTTGTAGGCTTAATCATCTTATCTTTAGTGGATATTGGCTTTGGAGCTAACCTCTTATTATATTTTCTGCCATCGTGCTTAGAGGTCTCTTCTGATTTCTTGTGTTTACCCATAGTATTATAACAAATTATCTGTCTTTCCATTTATTATACAGCATCATATAAGTGTCTGAAACTGCTTGGTCTATGGTTCTTGGAGTGTATGTATCGGTAAGCAAGGCTGTTTGATGAGCCTTGCGTACCTCTACTTGGTAGGTTAGATTGTCCTTAGTTACAGGGTAGATTTTATATCCTTGCTTAAAACACCACTTGATAGCTTCTTGTGATATTAGTTTTTTTTTCATAATCCACAATATCTATTAAATAGTTATAATTAAAATTAAAGCAGCGGGTAGTATAGTAAATAAAACATCTGTTAAACTATACTCATCGTCAAATAACTCTTTACCTGAAGCTATCAATGTAACTACCATAAATGCAATTACACTATTTGAAAAAAATGTTATAGCAAAAGCTATTAAGCTACCATAGAAAAAATGTAGTAGCTTGTCTTGTGGCACTTCTTGTAGAAATGCTTGGATTTTATTTTTTAATTCTTTCATTCTTCTTCGTTAAGATGATACCCTGTTTTATCTTGTATTACTTTTATCTCTCCCTCAATCTTTTTAGTGAGTATAAACAACTGAGAAACTACCTTCTCTAATCTTGCTATCTGCTGTTGCTGTGTTAACTTCTTTAATCTCATATCTGCTATCTTAAAAATACATTATTGGTTGGTCTAAGTATGTTTGCTCCTTCGACCTTCTCTATCGCCTTTGGTATTACCCTTGACTTAACTAATCTCTGGAAAGGAACTAATCTTGTGCTAACGAACTCATCTATTGTTTTAGCATCCCAATCATTTACTATGTTTATAATGGATTCTAAATCAGCTTGGTTACTTAACTTAGCCTCCTTTAGCTTTAATATCTTATTCTCTAACCTCTTAATCTTTCTCTTACTCGACTCAATTATCTCTATGTTAACGCTATTTATTGCATCATTCTCTAAGTTGTTGTAATACAACTGTATCTTATTGTAGATGTCAATATCATACTTCTGAACAACGTCAAACGTGTTATTGTGATATAAGGCAGAACAATGAGATATACCTATAGCACCTCCTGTCTTCTCAAAAGTATGATTCATCTCTCTTGCTAACTTGCAAAATACTTTTCTTGCATAAGCAACCTTTCTGCTTCTATTTCTTTCACTAATATCAAATCCGTAAAAGTAGTCTGTTAATTGTTTTAGTTTTTCTAGTTTCATATTTATATTGAGTTATCGATTACTTGTATTAAATGTCTTAGGTCGCTTCTTTCCCATTCGCCTAATATTACTCCGTTTATTACTAAATTGTAATGGTCTTTCTCTGTTGGTTTTACTTGAATTGTGTTATACATAATTATACTTGATTATTGGTTTCTTTATTTAATTCTAACAATATACCCTCTAAGGTGTTTGTCTTAGCAAACTCTATAGCTCTCCTGACTCCATCGCATTGCTCATACAATTCCTCTTCCTCAAAGTCGCTTAATAGATACTCAAGTTCCTCAATACTTTCCCCTTGAGCGATACTGTATAAGCACAGTAGGTAATAAGAGTAAACTATATCTTCTTGCTTTTCATTGTAAGACATCTGTCCTTAGTTTTAGTAGGTTATACGTTTCAATATACTTTAATTTGGCTTTAGCTCTATAATGCTCTTTATAAACACCATAGACAGCCTTTACTATCTGATATTTGGATGTCAAGTCCTTAAATAGCTTGTTAGCAAAGCTCTTACCCTTGCCATTACACACCTTTATATTGTCAGCAGAGTCTCCAACTATCATTTGTGTATAAAAGTTCTTTAAAGCACCTAATTCATCTATTTTATCTATCTTTTTAGTCATATAGTTGAATATAGTGGCTGGAAACTGCTGATAATCCTTGTCTATAGACACTATTATAGGTAATTCTTCATCTTTACAGCTATCATACCATATTTTAGCCACTAAATCGTCAGTTTCTATGCCAAATGACCATCTAGCGTTCCAATCTGACTTACAATACTCCTCTAAAGGACTTAAAAGCTCTGGAATATCGTTTTTTTTACGATTTGCCTTGTATTCCTTAGTAATTAGCTTCCTAAAGTTGCCTTTTGAACCACAACATATCACAAAACTCATTATTTCGTAACCTAAGTCCTGTAAATCGTTCAGAGACTCGTTTATTTTGTAGTCTAACTTAATTTTAGCCTCATCTAATGTCTTAGAAGTTACTGCTGAAGCGTAAATCATACTATCTGCGTCTACTATTGCTTTTATATCCATAATTAACTATTGTTTCACAAACATACATAATATATTTGACATATCCTAATATTTTTTGTTGTATTCGCTTAGAGGTGCTTTACCCTCACGCTCTAATTCCTTCTGTAGGTTCGCTAAGGCTCTCCAAGCTACTTTTGCACTATGTTTAACGCCATCTGAGTCTGTAGTACCAGCTTGTATCAAATGTCTCGCTAAAGCGTCTAATTCGTCTCCTGACTTAGACCTATCCCAATGTAAAGGCTTGTCTGGATGATGTTGCTCGTTCCCAGCAAATGATGTCTTGGAAACTTCTCTTATCGCATCTGGAAAGTATTTAAGTACTCCACTAAATACAGGCATTTCTTTTCTCTCGTAAGCAGATTCAGTTCCACTTATCACATCGTGTGTTATTGTCATTGTCCACATATTAAAATAATTCTTTAATAGGCAATAAAATACCTTTGGAGGTATTGTTATCGCCACCTAATCTATCTCTGTCTGTTCCTATATATTTTCTACATCTATCCTTTAACTTATCAGACTGTATTAAGTGAAAGGTATCCCCAATGCAGAAACAATAGTAGTCGGCTTGGCTAGTGCCTATCCCACTAGCCTTGCCTCTACTTTCATACTCTATGTACACATTACCTGTGTTCATAGCTTGTAGGTCATACTTGACTTCTACAGTCTTAGAGGCGAATATGTCCCCAAGCTCTCTCTCCTTAGCTTGACCCACCTTTAAGTCATATTTGAAGTCATTGTTATAATTCATTATAACTCCATTAATTCATTAATAGCTGTATGACCTCCGATAACTACGGCACATCCAATAGCTGGTTTCTTACCAGCTTTGGCGTATGCAAAGGCATATTTCTCGTGGTCTATGCCACAACCAACTTGAGTTCCGAATACTTTGAACTTAGCACCTACAGACCACTCCGTATAACATTGTGTGTGTAGATGACCTTGAACTGTACTCATCATATCGCCTTTAGACTTGGTCCTTGCAGTACCACCTTCTCCATGAATATATTGAACATCATCGATGACTAAACGCTCAATAAAATTCCAATTAGGTGTGTTAAGAACCTCTGAATAATCTCTAACCCATCTCTTAGGAATAGAAGATGTCTGAGCCTTTCTCGCTATAATCCTATCGTGATTCCCAATAGTAACATCAGCTTTGGGAAAAGCCTTGTACCATCTCGATATTCTGTTTATAGCCAAGTCTAACTCATCGCCACCACCCATACCATCAGCGTTTGTCTCGTGATAGCTTGAGTAATGATTGTCAATTACATCTCCAATGAAAACAACTCTGTTGCAATTGTACTTGGAATAAACATCCTTACAATGCTTCAGATAAGAGTCTAAACAGAAAGGTTCGTGCAAGTCCCCAATAACTAACACTCTGCTCTCATTTTTTGTTAGATTCTTAAACGCTTTCAACTTGTTTCCTTTTAACCTGGGTCTAAAATCTCTCATAATAATCTTCGCAATTATATTCTATACATATCCATTCACTACTACCATCACTTCTGTAGATAGTGTAACAGTCCTCACATAACGTAGGCTCACAACTCATAAAGCCTAACGAAATCAAAATAATTAAAAATAGTCTCTTCATTTTATTTATAGTTTACAATTAATTTCTTTAACTCACTAATCATTCCCCTAACACAACTTGGACAACTACTCATCTGCTTTCTCTGATTAAACACCCTATTGTAGATGTCGAGCAGTCTTCTCTGCTCTGACATCGTAACAGAGGCTCTGTTTCTATCCAAGAACTCTCTAATGTAGTTGTATTCGTCTTCCTCAAGGCAATTAACGACCTTATAGCTCATTATAGAGTTAAGCCTATCCTTTCTCTCATCGCAACCACAATCATCTCCAAAAACAGCCTTAACAGCCTTCTTAATTCCTGTAGCTTTAGTTATCTTCTCTACAGTATCTCCAAGTCCTTTTGACTTGCCCTCTTGTTCTTTCTCGAACTTAGCCTTCCATTCTTTGTAAGCCTTAGTTCTCTTGTCTCCTTTAAATTCTTCCATAATTAAATTTTATCATAATCTCCATTGTAATAATCTTCAGCATCCTCAGAGAAGTTTTCTCTGATTATCTCTCTGTATCTTCTTATAGAATTATACAGACTGCTTCTACCTATACCTGTCTCACTTGATAGCCTGTCAAGAGATAAACCTGTAGTAAAATAAGCTATGAAGACATTACGAGAATAGAAATCCCACTCGTTTACCTCATCAAATATTTTACTTATAAGCCTATTAAAACCCTCTTCTTGCTCTGCATCAGCAAACTCACTCTTTAAGTTACCTAATACATATTCAAGTTTCTCTTCTTGAGTATCTAATATTTCATTAGACACACACTTCTTTTTCATTTTATTTAAGTAAATGCTCCTAAGAGTCATATACATATAAAAATCATTCACATCATCTTCTCCATAAGATATATCAATACCTTTCTCTAAATAGTGATATATCCTTAAATAAGCATCCTGAACAATGTCCTCAGCATAAGAAGGATTACAACCCATATTCTTTACTAAAGAAATCCAATTCTGGTGCTTGGATGCTAATTTCTCTAACTGCTCGTTAATCATTTGTACTTTCAATTAAAATCTCTACTCTTCCATTGCCCTTGTCGTACTCAGTAGGTAGCAATGTCTCTACCTTTACATAATCATCATTATCATCCTCCCAACATTTTAGTTCGGTAATAGCATCTAACAAATACTTTGATGTTACAGCTATCACATTCATTTTATCTAATCTCCTTCTACTTGGCTTAAACACCTGATAAGTTATGTTTACAGGTGTTTCTATGGTAACACCTTTCAACTGCTCAGATACTATAGCTTTAAATCTCTTCTTAACCTCATTATTAATATGGTGGTTAACATTACCATAAGAGTTCATATTTATAGCAACTCTTCTATTCTTCTTAGTCTTTCTTTCTAATTCTATGTACATAGGTGTCACTAAGCTAACCTTATTTGATTTTGCCATTTCGATTGTTGTGGTTTAGGTTTTATGGCATCTCCTAAATCATCATCAATACTACTAATTATCTTAGGATAACCAGAGTCGGTTATTCTAAAACTAAATGGCTCAAAAGAAAATCCCCTACTTTGCTTACATCTAACAGTAACTATACTGTTGTCATCTTCATTCTTTTCTAATATTATACCTGTCTCTGTTTTTTTCTGTAGGAACGAACCTAAGTGTCCTGTAGGTTTCTCAGTTCCATTGTTATTGTGAATACAAAGTATGATATGGCAGTTGTATTTTTCTGACCAAGTCATTATTCTTTGTACGCATTCATTTGATTCCTCGATGTTGTTGACATCGGAAACCAAATCAGCTATACCATCTATAACTACTAAGCCAATGTCATCGCCATCCTCTGATAACTCCTTCAACTTGTAGTCTATAAACTGACACCTTGTTTTGTATGGTATGGTTCTTAATCCATAAGTGTGATAGCAACCAGCATCATCATTGCCATTCATTTCTACAACTCTCCTAAACACTCTTTGAGCGTGAAATCTACCTTGCTCTGTATCGAAGTGTATAACGCACTTACCATCTCTTATTGCTCTTATCTTACCTCCATAATCATTCTTTCCATTAGCTGATAAGTAAACTGATGTTAGTAGTGAAACGAAAAAAGTCTTCTTTGTCTTTGGCGGTGCAGATACAAAGCTAAAGTTACCATAAGTACCAATAGGTATTGGATACCTTTTCACACCATTTGGGGTGTTCAAAGAGTATCTACCAAATGACAATGCCACAGGAGGGTGTTTTATTGATTCAGATATGTCTATGAAACAGTCATTATCGACCTTCTCCATAAACATTCTTTCTACTTCTTTATCGTCTGAACTCATAATTTTAAAATAATTCTGTTTGTTTTATGTTTTGTTTTTTTATAATTCCTATTGCAGTTTCTAAAATAGTCTTACCAGCTTCATAGTCTACCAAGTTTCTTGCTATCTTATTAGTAGGTTGTGTACCTTTGTATTTTCTAAAATCGTAATCGTGAAATTCACATAACCCATCTACTTCTTTTTTAGCAGAAGATATTGCAAACCTTCTATCCCCTAAATCACTTGGCAAATTAAAGTTAGTCCAATATAAGTGCCTACCTCTTTTTTTTGGGTGTAGCAGTGGCTCGTAATAGGGTATAACATTTTCTACCACATACTTACCCTTAAAGTGATAATTTAAAAGTAATATTTCTTGATAAAGTTTCATATCAGGATATATAGGACTTTTACCATTTGCACCTATTGCCCAATATCTTGCTCTTGAGTGTGTAGGACAAGGAGGACTACTCCAAATAAAGTCAAACTCCTTGTAATGGTCTAATAAGTATTGATGTGCATCTGCTACTATTACTTTGTCATTAGGAAAGCGTTCTTGATATAACCTGGCTAATTCTTCATCCCACTCAACAGCAGTAACTTCAATATCTGTTACTTCATCCCATTTATATCTATTACCACCAAGACAAGCGTATAAATTTAATATTTTCATAATTTTATTCTTTTTGTTTTGTTTAATAAAAAAGGGGCGAGTTTCCCCACCCCTATGTTTAGTTAGTTAGAACGGCAAGTCAGCGGCTGATGTTGCCTTAAAGTTATCTTTTTTAGGAGCTACAGACTTGTCTTTTGGTTCAAAAGTATTAAGCTCCAAATAATACTTTCCAGACTTGGATTGTTTAATGTCTAGGTTAACCCATCCATTCTTTTGATTGGTAGCAAGAAACTTTGTAGCTTCTTCTACCTTTACACTAATTCCACCTATAACAAACTCAGGTGCTGATTCACTTCGCTTGAACATAAATCCATCTGCGAATACTTTTGTTTTTTCCATAATTTAACTATTTAATAATTGTTTAACTTCCATTGATAATTTGTACTTCTCTTCTATTTGTGATATAGAACCACCACCAGCTATAAATGCTTGTGCCTTCTTTAACTCAGCAGTTCCTTTATTAAGCCATTTACGTGCGTCCTTATGGTCGTTTGTAGCATCGGCATCCTTAGTATCATCTATAAGGAATAAGCCGTTTAGAGCGTATTTACGAGCGTAAGAGGAGCTACTACCAAATGACTGAGCTATATCCATACCTTTTCTATTAGGGTCTACACCAGCTTGTGCTGTGGCTTCTATGCGACCTTCTACATCAAACAAGACTGCTCTTGCTTCTACATACACTAATCCAGCTACTTCTTTGATTTCGTCTGTAATCATTAGTGTAAGTTTACTTTCCTTTAATAGTGGCTTTACAGCCTCTAAAATGTCCTCACAAGAACGATAATTGTACTTACCGAAATTGTTACGTTGGTTTTTCGGAGCTTTAAGCTCTGACTGTACTTTAAGTACCTTGTCGTGAAAATTCATATTGTTATGGTTTTAATAATTATATTGGCAATATTACAAAAAATATTTTATAATTCCTAATATTTAATAAGATATTTCAAATACTTCGTGTCTAACCACACTCTTATACTCTTCTGGAATATCTTTTTCAGTTAACTCAAATATGAAACTTTCTAATTGAGCTATTTTAGTAGATAAATCATTTACTTCATTATGTAATGCATCTATCTGAGCATTTTTAAATGTGATTAAGTCTTTCATAATAATTCCTTTATTGAATTTACCTTACTCTGTATTTCGTTCTTTAAGACATCTAACTCCGCTTTTAAGTGTCTGTTTTCTGTCTCTAACTTATTGGTGTAGATACCTACAACCTCTACAGCCTTTAGTAAGTTAATTAAGTCTTTGTTTTCTGGCTTTGCTTCGTGCCAATCATAAATCTTATTTCCTAAAGATTTATACCACGCATTGTACATTTGTTGTTCGGCTATTGTCATTATCTGTAAAATTTAATTAATATTAATTCTTCTATTTCTTCTGTTCTATAGTATAGTAACTCTGTTACATCTACTTCTATACCAGCATAATTTATAAACATACCTTGTATTTCAAAGCAGTCTGCTTCTGGTGGGTCTTCATAACTGCCAGAACTACCAGCAGTATAATATCCGTAAATATCTAATGTTACGTCATCTAATTCTATTTGATGGCTACTTACTTGTTCCATAGGTCTCTAATGATTTTAATATTCGTCTCTTTACTCTTAGTTTGTCTTTTCCGATTTTACCATCTGATTTCTCAACAAGCCATCCTGTGATTGGATTTATATTGCGTTCCCAGAAAGGTTTTTCTTTGTACTTAGGCATATTAATATAATTTATTGATTACACAATCATAGACTAAGTTAGGATGATTATCGTTTAAATAATCTAACTGTCTATCTTCTAATTTAACTCCATCTATCTCTGCGTAAGAGATAAACGCATCTACAAAGTCTGGATAGTCTCTGGTATCTATACCTTCGACTTCAATGTTTTCTAATTTGTTTACGTCTATTTTCATATTATTAATTATTAATGATGGTACAAACATAAAAAACATTTTTGAATAAAACAAGAAAAGAGTCACATTTCTGCAACTCCCTTCTATCAAAAACAAAAACAAAACAAAATAATAATAAACATTACCTTAAAAATAAACCCATTGGCTTCAAGTCATCAGTATCAAAATATATAGACTTGTCAGATACTCCTATCCTTGTGACTCCTCTCATTATTAATCCCCTTACTAACTTTATTTTCTTCATTGGGTTTAAAACTCTTATTCTAACTGCAAGACCAACTCTATGTGGATTATTCAATGGAAGTGGTAACTTGTCTGAATGAGGCTTACAAGTGTAAGCTAACTCTATGTCAAATCTCATTCTTTCTTCCTGTGCTATCTCATCTAAGATAAACACTGGTAACCTTTCCATAAAATTCTTTCCTGTCTTAATACTACACTGCCCACACTTACACATAAACTGTGACCATAACAACTTCTTCAGTCCTTCTTTATCATCTTCTTCATTATATCCTACTTCATAGTGTGGGCGATGTAATAATGACATTGGTTAGTTTTATAGTATAAAGATATGTATAATTAGCCTTACTTACAAATATAGTTATAAACATACTTTGATTATAACTTTACTTGACTTTCCGCCCAAAAAAGTGTAACTTTGAATTATTAATAATAACAAGGTCAATAGCCACAAGGCTCCCAAAAAGCCGAAGTGGCGTAGATGTCCTCCGTATAAATCAAGTATTTTACTCAAAATACGATTTCTACTATCTACAAAGTCAATGTATACAGGATAGGTGCGTTCTTTAGCCAAAACAAGGCTTTACCCCCTATTATATTAAACAAAAGGGTGTTTTAAGGGTATTATATTAAACATTACTTCTTTTGTATCGTAATGTTCTCTGATATTTTCTCAGCACTTCTACCAACAACATATCCTCCAATACCTAATTGTAACAGATTCCAGAACTCGTTTTCTAGTTCAGGAATCTTCAAGTCAAATAAAGGTGCTATAAACTTTACATAAATGACTATAAACCCAAATGCTAACATTAGCAAAGGTCTCCATGACCTTTGCAACCAGTTACCTTTAGACTCAGAGACTATTATCTCTGTTTGCATTTTCTGTAGTTCAAGTTCTTTTTGAGTAAGAACCTTGAATATTTCATTCTTTGCTTTTAATCTCTCTTCATCACTAGTGAATAAGTTGTCTATTACTTCTCCAACTTCCTTAACTACCTTACCACTAAAAAATTCTAATATCTTTTTCATTACCAACGTGCTTTTTTCTTTCTTATATCATAGTGTGTAAAGGTATCATACTTACCTAAACCACCTTGTAGCATTATACCCATATCAATTAGGTCATTAATAACAGCATAGACTTCTGCTGGTTTTAAACTATCAACAACTATATCAGCAGCTTTACCAAGCAAGTGCTGGGAGTTTGGGCTCCCACCAACTTTCTTGTTATGCTGCTCACACCTATAAGCACTATTGACCCTAACAGGTCTGCCTAAGTAGTCTCTTAATATCTGTAACTGACTTGCAAGTTTTATAATGTTGCTAAACACCTCTTGTGGCATTTCACAGCCACATTTACATTGAAACTCTTCTAACTTAAAGTTTTTCGTCATTCTTTTTCTTTCTTCTTATTTCGTCTATCTTCATAATTGTATAGACAATAGAGAGTAATAAAAGAAGTAGTTTTAAACTATCTTCAACGTGAGTAAAGCTAACACCTAAAGTGATTGCATTAAATATACCTAATTTCAAATCTTGAGTGTTCACAATTTAATACTATCTAAAAACCTATTCCATCTTGATATAAGATAAAACTGTGTAAATTCAACTTTGTCTGCTAACCATCTTAATAATCTAACCATATCTATTTTTATAATTTGTTGTCTAAATAACTAACTCCGTAAAAACCGTGTACACCTTCTGTGTCAATATCAACACTTGCTGACTTCCAACCATAAGGATGGTCTGCTGGTATTAAATTACCTTCTTCGTCATAAGTGTCGTGTAAATCCCAAGCAACATCTAAATGGTATTTGTCGCTTAATACTGGTGGTGTAATTTCTTCTCCTTCTTCATCGTATTCGCCTCTTTGTAATACAATATTACCAAGTTTAACGACACAATGCTTGTGGGTAGGGTATTCATTACCATCTTCGTCTGTATCAACTCCTAATGCTCTTATTTTAGATAAAGCTGTTGCCTCGTCTTTAAATTCGTATTTACCTATCTTTCTCATTTTATATTGATTTCAATAATTCTACTTCTGCTTTTAATTCTTTTATAGCTTGTACTAATATTGGAACAAGTTTACCATAACTTAACTCCAGTTTATCTGGGTTGCTTTCGTAAACGAGTCTTAAAGTATCGTTGTCTAATTCCTTAACTTCTTGTGCTATGAATCCAAAGTCTTTTTTACCCTTGTTAGATGAGTAATATTCTTCTCCATCTTGATTTATCTCTGGTCTGTTATTCCAAACAAATTCTCTTGGCTGTAAAGCATCAATAAAAGCAAGTCCATATTCTAAATCTTTTATTTCTGACTTATCTCTTTCATCTGACAAAGATGTTATTGAAGTAACCGCACAGCGTAAAGTAGCTACGCTTGAATTACCTAAAGTAAATTCATTTGAAGCAGAGTTTGAACTTTCTATTGCTTGAAACCCAACATTTGTAATATTAGAACCATTACCACTTGAGCGTCCACTTGAAGCACCTAAACAAGTTCTATGAAATCCAGTAACTGTGCCGTCGTCAGCTTGGTAACCTACAGCAGTGTTATGTGCTGAAAAAGTTTGATTTTGACTTTTTAAAGCTTCATAACCTATAGCGGTATTTCTATCTCCACTTGTTTCAGCTCCTAACGCATTATATCCTATCGCTATATTATCACTACCATCTGTATTAGCATCCATAGCTGCTGAACCAATAACTACATTATCATTTCCAGTTGTTAAAGAATTAGCTGCAGCCTCACCAAAAACTGTATTGTTTGCTGGGTTACCACTTAATCCACTTGGTACATTAGAAACATACACAGAAGTTCCATCTACTAAACAATCACTTAAACCATTCAAGTCAGAGGCTCCACCGCCTCCTAAATTTGATGGTGCAATACGAACGTTATCACTACCATCATAACCGACTACAAAATCAACATCAGCCGAGTCAGTTTTTAATGTAAAGTCACTAAATTTTTTATTTGCCATTTTATATTAATTTATGTTGTAAGACATTGCAGTTCCGCATCTGTTAAAGCCTCTTTATATACTGCTACGCATTTTACTTGACCTTCAAAATCATTTGCACCATTTCCTCTATCAAAAGCTAACTCACTTAAACCAACAGGGGCAGCACCACTAGAATCAGTAGCTCTTTCAGTTCCATCAACCCACAGTGCAAAGTCATTTGCTTTATATTTCAAAGCAACTTTAATGAACGTTGGTGCAGCAGTACCTAAATCATATGTCATAAAAGAAGTAGTTGAACCACCACTTTTTGTTTCTGCCACTATAATGTAGTTTGTAGCACTATTATTAAATCCTAAAATAACTTTATCTGTGTCGCTTCCATCACTTATGCCTAAAAACCTTTGTGTATTATAGTTACCTAATGCTTTTATTTCCGCATATAAAACACCTTCTGAATCATTAAAGGAATCAGAATTACCACTATTGTTGCAAGCTTCCGTTGAGCGTGTAACAGCAGCACCATTTGTTGGTATGTATGAAGTTAAGACGTTTTGTTCTTGTATTTGGAAACCCCAAAAATAAACAGTATTACCAAAATTACCACTATCAACATTTGTACCACCATCATCATCAGATAGACCTAAAAAATTATTGTTATTTGTATTTGCAGCTGTAAGGGTGCTCGCAACTCTGTACCAACCGTTACCATAATTAGTAATAGTTGCCGATATAACTGCAGCTTTTGTTGTTCCTACTACGTTATTGTCTAAATCAAACCAAGCACCAGTACTACTACTTGAAACGTTGGCAAGTCGAACCCACCTTTGCGTACCTTTTTTAACGAAACAACTCATTGTGTAAACTGTACCTGATGTAAAACCAGGATGAGATGGAGAAAAATACGGTGTACTAGCGGTGATAGTGAATTTAGAAGCATTTTGCGTGCCATCAGGTGACGTAACATCATTGGACGTTATAGTTCCATTATTAAGCCTATTAGCTTGCGTAAAATCTTCGCTATAATCAACACCGTTAGTAGACTGTGGCTCTAATAATATATGACCTACACCACCAGTATAGTCTATTCTTGGTATGTCTGTGTCGTCTGTTATTTCTTTTACTGATATATCTGTAATTGTACCTTCCCAACCTTGAAATCCTAATATATATAACGTATTGTTATTATTTTGATATGTATAATCTATTGTTGTATAATTGTCAAGATTAGTTACACCATTTAAATTTAAATCCCTTAATATTAATTGACCTCCAATAGATGTTTTTGTAGCGTTTAAACTTATTCTATATTTTTTACCCGCAGTAAGTGTAATATTTTGTGTTAAAGAATCAAAATCTAAAGGTGCTAGTGTTTGTGCTACTCCGTCTCCTATTGACCAATCTCCTTGTGTATTCCAATTCTGTCCTACTTCAACTACAGAAACGTTGTCTATTGAGCCTACAAAATCTCCACCAGTTTGTTCGAATATGTTTAACAGTTGAGAGCCAGTTGAATTAGCTTCAAAATAATTAGTAAATGTCCCAGTAGAATTTAAAGAAGCAATAGCATTTTGACTACCCCATCTAGCTATAAGTTGACTACCACTTTGTTTTTCTATATCAATAGATATTTTGTAAAATTTACCAGAAACTAAAGAAATACTTTGATAAATAACACTTCCAAAAGCACCAGTTCCAGTAGTAGTAGCTTTGCCATTTGCAATAGTAGTATTACTTCCTTTAGTCCAATTACTATCTGTATCAAACCCACCATTAGTAACCAACTCTGCACCTTCTTGACTAAAGTCTCCATTCTGTACTAACTCCCCACCTATAATCTGTACA